CTCCGACTTCCTAATCTAGGTAGCGGATAGGGGCATCAGTCCCTAGCTTCTAAAGAAAACCCCCGGTCCACAAAGGGCCGGGGGTTTTCTTATTCCTAAATGAACTATGTGTAAGTAGTAATATCTAACCGTGGCGAAGAACGCAAATGCGGACAATGATTACTGGGAAGAATACGAACGTCTGAGTAAGAACTTCAGAGGGACGCCCGAAGAATTCGAAGATCTAGTTATCGAAGAGGATCATCCCAGGTCAATTCGAAAACGATATGCCGAACAAATAAAGTTCTTACCAGAGGATTAGAAGAGGCCCCTATGAATTGCAACTGTGACCCAACTTGCGAATGTCGAGTAGCCAACAAATACTTCTATGCAGCAAAGGTTTTACGGGTAGTCGACGGAGACACTATCGATGCCTTGATCGACGTTGGTTTCGACATTCATCACAAAGCTCGTATTCGTCTTCTTGGAATAAATACTCCGGAGACTCGTACCAAGGATTTGCAGGAAAAGGAAGCTGGTTTGGCTGCGAAGGCGTATGCCCATGACTGGCTGGACGGTCTTGACAAAATCTACATTCAAACTCACAAAGACAAGAGCGGCAAGTTCGGACGTATATTGGCCGATATCTATTCCGATGAGAATAGGACAGCTTGCCTGAACTCGGATTTAATCGAGGGTGGTCATGCCACCGCCTACTTCGGTGGGAAGCGCTGATCGGCAAACCGTACCCCCTGGGTGGCTCCATCTATCCCTCCATGCCCCCTGGCTCCATGATCTACGGATGCAGTTTATGTCAGACCCTGTGGGTCGACAACCCCCGATGCTGGCTTTGTGGCGAACGGGGACTGATTCACGGATTACCCATCGATATGGGTGGCCTCTCGTAGCAACCTGTGATTCAATGGGAACATGACAACGGAGCATCGAAAAGCTCCCCGACGCTCCATCGAGGAGATCAAGCGGATTGGGGGCTGGGGAAAGGTCAAGTACCACCACTATTTGGCATGCGGTCATGTCGAAATCCGCAATCGAGCGTCCAGTGCACCCAAACTCGGATGTGCCTGGTGTTTCAGGGCTTCTGAACGTGACGCAGAATTGAGAAATCCTGCGATTAGCAACCAAAATTCCCCTCCTGCCATTGACTCCGAGCCAGCGATGGGTCAGGATGAAATTAACATCGAGCAGACGCGCGCAGCGCTCGCAAGGGCACTCTCCATACCTGCGGATGCCATTGACATAGTGGCTATTGACGCAGATGGGAGCCTGGAAATCCAGAATGCGTTGGTTTTTTTGTCATCTCATGATGTAATGAGACTTACTAACCGGAAGGCATGATGTGCTAGAGAGCAGGACCCCAGTGTTGCCGCCAGACGAGGGGGCTTGTTCTGGCCAACCAACCGACTGGTGGTTTCCGATCCGGCATCGGCATCTCAAACAAGACGGCGTTGACGAGATCAACAGGGCCAGTGCCAAAGCTAAACAGATCTGCGCAAGCTGTTGTACCCGTAAGGAGTGCCTGGAGTACTCGCTTTACGAGGAACCCTTGGGGATCTGGGGTGGTTTGGACGAAAGCGAAAGAGCGATACTCCGGAAGGCCCGTGGGATAGCGGCCATGCGGGCGGAGAAGGTCTACATCCCCCATGTGGGCACCCGTTCCTCCAATGGGGGGACGTGATGAAGTACGGCCACACTGCCGAATTCCTGGAACGCCTCAATGGGGTTATGTCCTCCAGCAATGGTTGGGAAGCCCGGTGCCCTTGTCGCAACGATGACCAAAACCCATCATTGTCCATCCACGAAAAAGATGACGGCCAAATTCTTGTTCATTGTCACAGATCAGCCGGTGCATGTGGAGCAAACGAAATAGTCTCGGCAGTCGGTTTGACATTGGCAGATTTACGGCCAGATAGCAAGTCTAGTAAAACAGATTTCGATCCTCCAGTTTACAAAAAGGCCAAGTCGCAGAAATTGAAGTTTGTTTCAAAGTATGAGTATTTAGACTCTGACGGAACACTCTTGTTCGAGAAAGTTCGATTTCTTGACTCTGATGGGAAAAAGACGTTTAGGCAGCGTCGCCCAGACGGCAATGATGGTTGGACTTACAAACTCGGAAGCACTCCGAAGGTTCTATACAACCTCCCTCAAGTTGAGCAAGCCAAAGAGGCAGGTGATTCAATCTTTGTCGTAGAGGGTGAGAAAGACTGCGACACTCTTACCAGAATGGGAGCTTGTGCCACAACCATGCCAGGTGGTGCAGGGAAATGGCTTGACATACACACCGAGGCCCTAGCAGGGACAACGGTCGACATCATCATTGACAACGACGAAGTCGGCAGGAAACACGCCCTCCACGTTTATGAACAGCTTAAGACTGCTGGATGTGATGTCGAAATTTTCCAGTGTCCAGAGTCTAAAGACATTACTGACCATGTCGAAACTGGAGGTTCTACAACAGAACTCATAAAAGTTGAGTCTGAGACACTCAAGTCTGAGTTTGAAGGTCAAACTACTCAGGCAGAAATCGAAGAAAACGATGAAGAGGACCTTCCGCCGCCCACCCCGGAAGAACTTGCCGTAGAGGAAATACGTCAACTACTTGACGATTCAAGTAAAACTCCTTCCCAAATACTCAATAGGGCGCAGCTGCTCACACAAGTTCGCGATGAAACTGTCCTCAGGGACGAGGGCCGCTTAGTCGTTTGGGATGAATTCCTCCAAGAAGCCGTTAACGATGACTACGACTGGCTAATCCCAGGACTTTTAGAACGCAAAGAACGCGTGATGGTGGTTGCGGCTGAAGGTGTTGGCAAAACCATGCTCGCCCGACAAGTCGCAATCTGCGCTGGCCTAGGCGTAAACCCATTTACGTTTCAGCAAATACCGCCAATCAGAACCCTTACCGTTGACCTTGAGAATCCGGAACGGATCATTAGAAGAACGTCACGGAGCATCGTAGGGGCAGCGAAATCGATGGGCTTTGAACGGCAGATGAAAGCCCACTTGTTTATTAAGCCAGACGGACTCGACCTCCTCAACGCCTATGACCGGTTATTACTCGAACAGCACATCGAAGAATCACAACCGGAGTTACTTGTCATGGGGCCCCTTTACAAGGCTTTTCTGGACCCCGGGAGTCGAACTTCAGAAGCAGTTGCGATTGAGGTCGCCAAATATCTGGACACGCTTCGTGCTGTCTATGGAGTAGCTCTATGGCTTGAACATCACGCACCCTTGGGTACGTCTATGACGAGCAGGGAACTGAGACCATTCGGGTCAGCAGTCTGGTCAAGATGGCCGGAATTTGGCCTTGCTCTACAACCCGACCCCACCCATATGGGAGAATATGTATATGAAGTCAACCACTTCAGGGGTGCCCGTGATCTACGATATTGGCCTCTGCAAATGAAACGCGGCACGAAATTTCCATTCGAGGTAACCGAGTTTATGGATGTGACCTGATGCCAATCAAAAACTTGTTCTTCGGAGCCATCTTCGCTATCAGTATGGGTATCACCGCAGGGGGTCTCATAGGGGAATGGTGGGCTTTTGCACTACTCATCCCGATGGGAGCCATCCTGGGATGGAAGGTGGGTGACCGCATCTAATGGCTGAAGGCAATAGCAAGGCATTAACCAGGGAATTCCTCGCAGAACGCGACCTTCGCATGTTCAAAATGCGGCAGGGTGGCGTAGCTTCCCAGGAGATAGGTCGTCGTTTTGGTGTCTCGACTTCTGTCGTGTCAAAAGCCATTGGTCGCCAATTGGAACGCCTCAACCGCGAGGCCCTTATGGCCTATCCGGAAGTTCTCCGGATGGAGCTTGAACGTCTTGATTCCCTTCAGGCGGCGATTTGGCCAATGACCCAACACCGTCGCGTATCCCTTGACGATGGAACGGAAGTTTCCGTAGAACCAGACATGAAAGCCATTCAGCAAGTCCTTTCAATTATGGACAGGCGATCGAAACTTCTTGGTATGGAAAACAACAACCTTTCCATCCACATGGATGTTTCAACCAACCTTGCAGAACCAATCAGGGTTTCAATGGTCGGGGAAGATGGCGCATCTCCCATGAGTGACTTTTCGCCAGAAACCGAAGCTCGTGAACTGCTGGAACTGATGGCAAAAAGTGGCGTACTCCCGGAAGAAGAAGTTGATCAGATGTTAGGGAAACCCAAGCTCACTCTGGTTGAAGACGAGGACATTGTTGACGCTGAGATCGTTGATCCTCCCCTAGAAGAAGACGAATCGGAATAGACTGATATACATGGCCGACCAAAGCTTTGTCCCAACAAGCTCCTACCTCCCCATCCCCAGCAACGAGGAAGAAGAAGGGGAGGAGGAGGCGTATCTGCCTGAAGACTTGGTAGAAGAATTGGCTGAAATGGAAGCCATTGAACAAGAACTCGAAGAGATGAATACACCTCCTCCAGATGAAGAAGCGACTACACCTCATCCAGATATTCGAATAGCTGAACCAACTCCGACGTACAACCCCTTGGAAGCAGCAGCGGCGTTAGCTGACAGCATCCGGCAGGACAACATCGAAGCAGCAATGGACAAGGTGGCTGAAACTCTTGAACCCAAGGTTTCTCAGAAAGTCAGCGACGACGACGGTCCTGCCGACAAGCAAATTCTTATCCGGTCAACCCAGAGGGATCATGAACGCTGGAAGCTTGCCGCAGAACGTGAAGGCAAATCACTATCTGCGTTTGTCCGTGATCTAGTCAATTCCACGGTTATGGAAGTATTGGATTGTTCTCATCCCGAGGAATTCCGACAACGATATCCGTGGTCGGAGACTTGTCTGAAATGCGAGACCCGACTGTGGCAGTCAAACGAAACCCACCTCCAGAACCGGCATTGATGGAGCTGCGGCCTGCTGAGAAGTACGCATTCTGTCTTGAGTGTGACCGCTTCAAAAAGTTCACCAAGCGTTGCAGCGAGTGTGGGTGCTTTATGCCTCTGAAAGTTCGGGTTCCAGGGTTGCATTGCCCTATCGAAAAGTGGTGATGCGTGCCGCATCAGTACACCCTTGAGTGGATTTACCACTTCGTCTGCTCCCAATGTCTGAACTGGTGGTCATGGGCCACCACCGAAGTCGGCATGCCCGTCATGCAGAAAAAGTTTCACTGTCCCCATTGCGGGCACGAAGATTTAGCTAATCGTCAAGCAATCTCGATGTAAATGCACTCGCCAGGGCACTCGTCTGCCGATTCGACGACGGCGTCTAAATGCTCCTCAGGGACTCCAGCCATACCGGTAGCCATCTTGTAGGCGGGGTCGCCCTTACCGCCGTCTGGTCCGACAATCGACTTCCAGCCCACTTCCTTGACGTAAGCCAATCCATCGTCGTCCATTTCAAAGATGTCAGGGCAGATCTCGGCACAAAGGCCGTCGCCGGTACAAAGATCTTGGTCAATCCAGACCTTTATTTGATCGGACACGCCCCACCGTTGCACTCGTCAAGATCAAGTTC